GGCGGGTGCAGCCTGAACCCCGATCCCGGACACGGCGGCGACGAGGACCGCTGGACATGGAAGGATGCCCCGAAGGAGGGAATGCCGTGCTGACCAGAGAACAATCTCCAAACGGAGCCTGACCATGCCCGGCTACGACGACCCGAACCGCCCGGAATGGACGGGCAAGCGCAAGGCAAAGAACTTCGCCCGCGTCAACGCCGCCTGCAAGGGGCTGAAAACTTCCGGCGGCAAACCGCCGACGGAATGCCCCAAGTGCGGTACAAGCCACAAGTTTGCGGCCTGCCCCGTGTGCGGGTGCCCGCGACCGAAACGTTAGCCTCCCAATCCGGGGGCTTTCACAGGAGAACTTGCCATGCCTTTCCAAGACGCCTATGAGCGGATACTTCAGTCCACGGGCCTGCGCACGCAAACGGATGTCGCCGCTATGCTCGGTGTGAAGCAGAGCAGCATCTCGGATGCGAAACGGCGCAACCATATCCCCGATTCTTGGATTTTGACGCTTTTCAATAAGAAAGGCCTCAATCCCTCGTGGATCCGCACCGGCGAAGGCCCGCAGTATGTGGCGGGAACGGATACACCCCCGACGCCTGTTTTGTCGGAACAGCAGGCGGCAGAGAGCCTTGAGCCGATACTCCGGGCGGCCCTGCTCGGCGTGGTTCCCGAGCTTGCCGACCAGCTCAGGCAAAAGATGAACCCATAACCTCAACACGCATCACACGGAACGGTAATGAACGACGCTGAAATCATGGAACTCGTTGATGAGGTCAGAAGGTGCGAACGCGCCGTGCAACAGGCGAAGAACGCTCTTGAAATCGCCAAACGTGACGCCGCCGTCGCCGCCTGCCCCTACAAGGAAGGCGACCTCGTCTCCGGATGGGATCGCGACGGCACCAGTCCGGCAAAGGTCGACAAAATCCTGTTCACCCCCTCCTACCCCTACTACGACCTGCGCGTGCTCCCCATCACGGAAGGGGGCAAACCATCCCGACGGCACAGGTACGCCTACAACGTGCTGGATGTAACACCATACGAAGGCGACGAATGACCCCAAACGAAAGGCGGCTCACACTGATGTGGGTCGCCTTTTTTCTTTGGGTGTTGTGGATAGTATGCAGGGGCGCGGCTGCATGAACAACGCGCGGGAGAAGGAAGGATGAACAGAGAAAACAGCACAGAACCCATCATATTAGATTTGGGGGTGGCATAATGCTTGGGCACACCCATATTCCCCCATTTATCCCGCGCGAAAACATGAGGCATGTCGTATCTGTCTCTGGCGGAAAGGACAGCGGCGCAACTTATCTTCACGCTTTGGAACTGCTTGACGGCGATTTCCTTGCCGTCTGCGCTGACACGGGCAATGAGCACCCTGAAACTCTTGAGTATGTGGCCCGTCTGCATGAACGCACCGGAGGGCCGAAAGTTCAGATCATCAAGGCTGATTTCACTGTGGACCTGGCCCGCAAGAAGCGCTTTTTGGAATCTGGGAAGGCCGTCGCCAGAACAAAAAATCCATGGCCGCAAGAACGTGTTGATTCTGCACTCGCACATGGACTTGAAGCTACCGGGGTGCCTTTCCTTGACTTGTGCCGCTCCAAAGGCATGTTCCCCAGCCGAATCCCAGCGTTTTGCTCTCAGCGGCTGAAGCGGCTTCCCCTGCTCATGGTACAACATCCTCTGATTGACGAAGGCTATAACGTCTTTAGCTGGCAGGGTATCCGCAGCGAAGAATCCCTCAAGAGGTCATGCTACCCTATGTGGGAGCAATCGCCCGATTCCGAAGGTTTGACCATTTACCGTCCGCTTATGGGGTGGACATTGAAGGATGTGGTCGCCATTCACCAGCGGCATGGCCTCAATCTGAACCCTTTGTATGGCATGGGATTTGAGCGCGTTGGGTGCCTACCCTGCATCAATTCCTCAAAAAACGACATCCGTATTACCGTACAGCTTTTCCCGTGGGCGATTGAAAAGATCCGTCACTGGGAAGAGGAAGTTCGGGCGGTGTCACGCTTGCGCCGCGCTACATTTTTTCATGCCGCAACTACTCCGGGAAGTTCTGGCCCGGCGCAGATCGACGAAGTCGTACTCTGGTCAAAAACCCTTCGAGGAGGAAAGCAGTACGATATACGGTCCCTGATGGAACCGTCCACCTCCGATGTTTGTATCTACGCGGGAGGGCTATGTGAATGAGAAACCGCACGCAGGGCCGTGGAGGGCTAAATGAACTCAACGCCACAAATTCTTGATCCCTGTTGCGGTGGAAAAATGCTTTGGTTCAATAAAAATGATCGCCGTGCTGTATTTTGTGACCGCAGACGAGAAAAGCATATACTTTGTGACGGAAGGGTTTTTGAAGTGAATCCAGATACGGTATGCGATTTTCGCAAGTTACCTTTTCCTGACGAATCCTTTTTTCTTATTTGCTTCGATCCTCCACACCTCTTGCAAGCGGGAGAAACGTCTTGGATAAAGAAAAAATATGGAAGCCTTAATAGGCTAACGTGGAGCGAAGACTTATCGAAGGGATTTGACGAGTGCTGGAGAGTTTTGAAACCGGGCGGAACTTTGATTTTCAAATGGAACGAAACACAAATCAGCTTGCGCGAGGTGCTTTCCTGCTTTTCAAGACGCCCAGTTTTTGGACATACGACAACGAAACGCCGAGACACACACTGGATGACTTTTTACAAGGACGCAGCGCTCAAGGCCGTGGAGGAAGGAAAATGAACGAGGACGCCTTGTTCACAGCAAGACTCATCAGAACTGCGATGGGACATCTTGGCGTTTCTCAGTCTGAGCTGGCAAAGTATCTGAAAAGTCGGGGACGGACTTCTGAACTGCTGACAGGCAAGAGATGCCCCTCAAAGGCAGAAATCGCGATACTACGTGAACTTCTGGGACTCAGCGCGGATATTTTGATTCCGCGTGTACATTTGGAGGAAGCATGTCCGAAGAACTGACCTTGCTCCAAAAACTTATGACTTCTAAGCCGCCTACACGGCGGATAACTCCCCTTCGCGCTTGAACTCAATCCACGCTCGCTTCTAAGCCGCCTACACGGCGGATAACTCGCAGGTGCCAATCGAGTGCCCATGCCAGTACTTCTAAGCCGCCTACACGGCGGATAACAGTTTGCGTAGTCCCGGAGCCCGAGGGGTTGACTTCTAAGCCGCCTACACGGCGGATAACGTTTCGTCATGCGTTCCTTTCCCGTGACGACACTTCTAAGCCGCCTACACGGCGGATAACCGTTTCTGAGGCCGCGCGATCTGTTTTGTCACCTTCTAAGCCGCCTACACGGCGGATAACATACCGAACTTGCCCGAAGTGCAGACACAGCACTTCTAAGCCGCCTACACGGCGGATAACTAGAGGCTTTTACAAAAGTATCTCTGCTTTTCAGTAGGTTACACCTGAAAAGACTTCAGAAACTTCACTTTTCCTCTCTATTTGTAACTACCTTATTCTCAATCTCTTTTTTAGACAACTTTTTTATGAAGCCAAAGGAAGCCCCTCACTAATGTCCGGGGCTTTCCCCTTTTTCTGGAGAAACGACATGCGAAGACCCATCAACCCCGTAATCCCGTACCCGCACGAGGCCATCCAGCACACCCGCTGTGTTCTGGCCCTGTCCATGATTACCGTGGCGCTATCCCTTCTCAAGCCCGAAACGCTTCCTCAGCTTGGCGACCTTGGCAGACAAGTCAAGAAGGTCGACCGCTGGATCGAACGGTGTAGCGATGATGTCCAGCGCAGGCTGTCTGCCGGCGCAAAGCGGGACCTCGACAGAAGGTTCCATATCCTCGCGGAACACGTCGATTCCGCACTCACTGAAACCGATGACGCCAAGAAATGGAGCCTGTGGGCCTCTGGTGTCTGGGCCGGGCTCACCTTCCTCGAAGACGCCCGAAACACCTGCCCCGTCTACTTCCGGGGCCTTCATTGGCACAACCTGCTCAAGACGCTGACCACGCTGTGCAATGCGCTCGAAAAGGTCGACCCGCAGATAGCCGAAATCGGGACGCGGGTGTATGAGCGGGCCGCGTAGAAAAGAAAGGAGAAAGGATGGAAACGACAATCTCGGAAATTCGCTCAATCGTACAGCGGCGTCGGGAGTTAGAGATTGAAGACCAACGTCTCTACCAACGGTTTCTCGAACTGCTCGAACTCAACCAAGGGACTAGAAAATCTTCCCGCGATACGCTATCCCCAGAATCAGGGAAGGCGCTTTTTGCTGGCTTGAAGAGAGGTTCTCATGAGCGTAGCAAAGCGCGGTGACGGCAGATTTGTCGTTAAGTTCAAGGATGGAGAAGGGCGCTGGAAACAGCGCTCTTTCCGTACTGATGAAGAGGCCCGGCAGTTCGATGCGGATTGCCAATATGATAAGGTGGAAAACACGCGCCTGACGCTGTTGGAGGCGGTGCTGGTGTACTTGAAGAACACTGAGTACGCCGAAAAAACCATAGCAACGTACGAGTTTTTGGTCTGTGGCCATGACAGGCAAAACGGCTATCACCGGGAAGGTCCAGCGGAGTTTATTGCCGACCGTTTTGTTGACACATTGACACGTCGTGACCTCGAAAATGTGCGCGAGAGGTGCAGGAATGATGGTCTGACTATGACAAGCATCAACTCCTACGTTTCAAAACTCAAGGCTGCAATCAATTGGTGCGTCGAACAGGATTTGCTCCACGAGAATCCTTGGGGGAAATATCGGCAACTCCCAGGCGCAAAAAACAAGCCACGGACGGGAACGCTGGAAGACTTTCACAAACTCTTTCCTGTGCTCCCGCCGTGGCTTCAATGGGCAGCCCAAACCACCATTGCCCTATGTCTGCGTCCCGGCATATCCGAACTTTTCCGTCTCGAATGGTCGGCATTCGACTGGAAGGCTAGAACCGTGTGCGTTTACATGCCGAAAGTTTGTACTACAAAACTTGTATTCCCGCCAGAGGCATATCTTGCCGAAGCGTGGCTACGCTTTAAGTCAGACATGGCAGCTGGGAAAACTCTCGTTTGCCGTGGGAGAAAAGGCACGGCAGTGACCCCCTCCATGTACCACAAGTCATGGGATAGAGCATATAAAAAAATCGGCGTAGTTATGCCTATGTACGCGTTACGGCATATTGCTGCTTCTGAAATGCTGGCAAATGGGGTGGACATCGCAGCAGTGGCCGCGCAACTTGGGCACAAGAACATCACCACAACAGGGGCATTCTACACTCATGCGCTGGCATCATCCCAACGGCGTGCAGCTACATGCCTCCCTGATTGCACCAACTTGGTGCGGAATGGTGCAGAAAAACAATTATATAATTAATAAAAACAATGTATTGAGCAT